CGATGACGTGAGCGTGTCGACGGCGAACGCGACCAACGACTACACGCCGCGCAACCAGGGCCTAAAGGCCCAGGCGCTCGGCCTCACGCTGGCGGTCGACATCACCAAGTTTCGCGGCTGGATTGGTCCGCGCGACCCCTACAGCACGGCAAAGCCGAATGTCACCCTCACGGGCATTTCGCCGAACACCGCCGTTCACGGCACGGCAGCAATCCCGGTCACCTGCACGGGCACCAATTTCACCCCGTATTCGCTGGTGACGGTCGACAACGTGATTGTGCCGACCACCTACGTTTCGCCAACGTCGCTCACGGCGCTGGTGACGCCCAAGGCGACGGCCGGCACCCAGGCGGTGCGCGTGGTCACCTACGGCGTCGCAACCTCGCCGCAGACCTTTACGGCGACGTGATGGGGCCGCGCGACGCGCCAACGGCTTGGGGGGTGCCCGTCAATTACGAGACGGGCCGCCCGCTCACGCCCAACCAAACGCTGCACCTTGCCCGCCTCACAGAAGCGGGCGAGGCGCTACGGCTCGCCATGCACAACGCGGAAGGCTCGACAGAGCCCGGCGAGCACCAGGAGCACACGTTTTCCTCCAGGCGGATGAGCATCGCGGCCACTCACCTGGAAACCGCTTTGATGTATGCGCGCAAGGCCGCGCTGGAGGCGAGCTGATGAAGAAAATCCCGTTCATGGATGTGCCCGGCTCTGATCCCAGCGCCGCGATGAAAAACGACAAGGCCCAGTTTGTGAAGGGCTCGACCAAGCCGGGCACCAAGACCAAAAAGCCCCAGCTCGTCGGCAAGCGCGGCTATGTCGGCGGCGTCGGGCAATTCGATCTCCCGCGCGAAAAGCGGCCGAAGAAAAGCAGCATGAGCACGGCGGATTGCTGATGACCGTTTATGTGTTTCGGGGTGGTGCCCTCCACCCGAAAGCGGAGGTTGACCGGGCGGCTCATAACCGGACCCGGTCAACCTTCCCTGCACCGATGCTTTCGAAAATGGAGCCCTTCGAAAGCCCGGTGACCGGCAAAGAAATTTCATCGTGGCGTGAGCGCGAAAAAGACATGACCGCTGCCGGCGCGGTTGACCCACGCGACCTACCGACGCCGACGCGCGGCCGGGCCGCGAGCAAAAAGGAAGTGATCAAAAATGGCAATCGAGACGCCCGTTAACGGGGCAGCAGCCCAAGAGCCTGAAACCCCCCGCCAGTCGCTTCGCGAGATCGCGGAATCGGCTTACGACGACATTGTGGAAGAAGCCGACGCGGCCGACGCGGCGGACAGCGCGGCCACTGGACAAGAGGGCCGCGCCCGCGATAATTTGGGCCGCTTCGCTCCAGCAGATCAGGTAGCGAAGCCGGGCGAGCAATCTAACGATCCAGCCCCGCAAATCGATCCTAATGCGTCCAATCAAGCGAAGCCGGTCGATCCAGCCCCAGGGAGCAATCAACCGCCGCAACATTGGCCCGAACAGGACCGCCAAGCTTTCGCGAAGCTCGACCCGGCAGGACAAGCGTTCCTGTTGCGCCGGCATACCGAAATGGAGCGGGACTATCAGGGCAAGACGCAGGCCGCAGCGACAGCAGTTCAATTCGCCCAGTCGCTCGCGCCGATCTTCGGTGACCCTGTAATCCAAGGGTCTTTGCAACAGGCTCGCCTGTCCCCGTTCGATGCAATCGGACAGTGGGCGAGCTTCCACCGGCGGGCGATGGACCCCAATCCCCAGGTCCGCCAACAGTTGCTCGGAGAGCTGGCGCAGCGCATGGGCCTGGACCCAGCGGCAAGCGGCATGAACCGGCAGGGACCAGCAGGCCAGCTTTCCGAAGAAGACCTGAAAGACCCCGCCATTCGCTATTTCGCCGACCACATCGGCAAAACTCTTTCGGACGTTCAAGGCCTTCGGGCCGAGATGGGCAGAATGCAGAATGCTGTTGCCGAGAGGCAGCAACAGGAAGTGCTCAAGGTAACCAGATGGTCAATCGACAGCTTCGCGGACGAAAAGGACGCCCAGGGCTCGCCCAAGCATCCGCATTTCGACGCCGTGCTGCCGACCATGATCGAGCTGTTTCGTGCGAACCCCCAGCGGGATTTGCAGGAGGCATACGACATGGCCGTTTGGGCGACCCCTGCCATTCGTTCTCAGATGATCGCGGCTGAAAGGTCGGCGGTCGAAACTCAGAGATCGAATGAGCGGGCCAAGCTGGCGGTGCGCGGCAACGTGCGGGGCGTAACAGCTCCAGTCAGCAGGCCTAACGGGGATGGCAAGCCGAAGGGAATGCGCGCGTCGATTGAGGCAGCAGCCGATGAGGCCGGTTTCTAAGGCAGGGTGACCCCGCGCGGGCTCCTGACCTTGGCAACAGGAGCCCGCTATGGCCGAACCTACCGTTACCCAGTTGGTGGCGACCACCATCAACAATTACCACCAGGAGTTTGCCGACAACGTGTCGAACTCCAATGCGATTACCGCACTGCTTCGGCAGGGTGACCGCATCCGCGTCATCGATGGCGGCAAGGCGATTGCCTGCCCCCTCGCATATGCCGAAGAAACCTTCGCTTGGTATACGGGCACCGACCTACTGTCGCGCGCCCTGAAAGAGACGATCTCGGAAGCCGACTATGCGCCGGCAAACGCGGTCGCTTCCGTCACCCTGTCGGGGCCTGACCTCGCCAAAAACCGTGGCCGCGAGCGCATCTTGAACTTGCTGGAAGGCAAGCTCGACAACGCCGAAGCGACCATGAAAAACAACATCACCAAGGCCGTCTATGGCGACGGCACGGTGGCGAAGTCTTTCGCCGGCCTCAAGGCGTTTGTCACCGATGACGGCCTGGGCACTGTCGGCGGCATCGACAGCGCGACCTGGACCTTCTGGAAAAACCAATTCCAGAGCATCGCCCGCTCCACCGGCCTGCAATATCCGGCGCTCAAGGCCGGCATGAATGCGCTTTGGATGAAGCTCATTCGCGGCACCGAGCACCCCGACCTCGTGGTTGCCGATGGCGAGGTCTATTCGACCTACGAAAGCGGCCTCCAGGAAAACCAGCGCTATGCTGACGCCCGCCTGGGCGCGCTCGGCTTTGAAACGCTGAAATACAAGCAGGCCGCCATGGTCTTCGACGGTGCCGCAACCGGCCTCGTCGGCGGCTACATGCTCAACTCGAAATATATGAAATTCGAGATTTACAAGGGCCGCAATTTCCAGCCGCTCGACCTGCCCGACCAGTCGCCCGACATGGACGCTGTGACGCGCCACATCGCCTTCATGGGCGCGCTCACCCTGTCCAATCGCTCGCTGCAAGGCCGCATCCTGCTGACTGGCGTCTGATCGTCGCTCACCCGGCGATGCCCCGGTCGCGGCCCTGGTTTCTTCCTTTGGTCCAGGGCCGCGACCAACAATCACAAAGGAGAGACTGCACATGCCCGAAGAAAGCCAAGCGCTTATCCGCTTCAAAGAAGGGTGGGCTCTGGACGGCACCGGCGAGGACGGAATGCCGCTCTATCGCCCGACCGTCCGCATCGTAAAATCGGTGCCCCCGCTCACGCAGGTTGAATACGAGGCAACCGACCTCGATTTCGAAGAAAACCCGCACCCCTACCAAATGTTTTTGAAAGAGCTTGGCGCTCGTGCGCAGCACCCAGGCGAGGCAGGTTTTCCGCTCGCCCTGTGGCCCGTTGTGAGCCCCGCCCAGTTCAAGCTTTTGGCCGACCGCGACATTTTCACGGTCGAGCAGCTCGCGAAGTTTGCCGGCCGCCGCGACAACACGCCCGGCGAGATTGTCGAGCTTGCCGACCGCGCAAAAGCGATGATCGCCATGAGCGCCAATGTTGGCAAATTCGAAGCCATGGTGCGCGACCGCGACGCGCAAATCGACGTGCTGAAAGAGCAAGTGAAAGAGCTTTCGGCGTCGCTGTCGGCTTCCAACGCCCTGGTCAACAATCTCAAGATGCGGGTGGCCTAAAATGCCGGCGCTGATCTCAGTCAAGGATTGCATTAGCCAAGCCTCGCTTGAGATCGGCATTGCGCAAAAACCGATCTCGTCGGCGGTCGGCAGCAATGACCAGGACATCGCACAGATGCTTGCGCTGCTGTCGCTCGTCGCCGACGAGGTTTTGAATGATGAGCCGTACAAGGAAACCCTGGGCGACGGCTACTGGATTTTGGACGGCGACACGCTGGAGCCGAAGGCCGCTATCACGTCCGACGCCGACCTGATCGCGTTTGAGGCCCGGCTTGCCATTGACGGCCTCAAGTACCGTTTTCTCAAAGCCAAGGGCCTGGAGTTTGGCGAGGAAATGCGCGACTTCGTTGTGCGCCTCAACAAGGCCGCCGCGCGCGTCAACGGCCGGGTGCTCGACCTCGACGCCGCCGCCGGCTCTGGCGAGTACGGGGGCACCCCTTACGGCTGGGTGAACGGCTATCAAGGAGGCCGCGTCCAGTGAGGATGCTTCCCGACCGATATATCGGCCGCGCGCAACCGATCATGGTCAAGCGCAACGCTTCAAACGTGCGCCACATTAGCGCGCCGTTGAAGGGCCTTTCCGCGTCTTCGAAGCTCGCCACCGGCGACCCCCTCACGGCGGTTGTGCTCGACAACTGGACGGTCGAGGAAAATTTGATCCGCGCCCGTGGCGGCTACGGTTTGACCTGGGCCTACAGCGACCCGACAAAGCAGGTGGAAACGCTGGTGCCGTTCTACGGCCAGCCGTCGCGCATCGCGGCGGCTGTCGACGGCAAATTGATCACCCTGGACGGCACCGACCTGGGCGGCCCTGTCGGCGGCTTCACCCTCAATGACTGGTCTTGGACCTCGTTCGCCAATCTGTCATCGGACGATTTCACCGTCATGTGCAACGGCGCGGAAGGCGTCTGGAGCTGGGACGGCACCAACGGCGGCCTCGTTCACGAGACGGTGACCGCTGCCGTTGGCGACCCCTGGATTATCCCCGCTCAGTTTCAAATCGTGCTCGCGCACGTCAACCGGCTCTGGTTTGCGGACGGTGCCAATCTGGCGGTCTATTACCTGCCCCTCCAGGCCAAAAGCGGCGAGGTCAAATATCTGCCGCTCAACTCGATTTTCAAGCGCGGCGGGTCGATCCGCGCGCTCGCCACCTGGACCACTGACGGGGCAGTCAATCTCAATGACCAGCTTGCGATTTTCACGAGCAATGGCGAGTGCGCAATCTGGTCGGGCATCGACCCCGACACCGACATGACGCTTTCCGGCGTGTTCCGCTTTGACAGCCCGATGTCGAAACATTCGGTGGTCAACTACGGCGGCGATTTGTTCGTCCTGATCTCGACCGGCCTTGTGCCGATGTCGGTTCTGATGCGAGCCGAAACCGACCAGCTCGGCCAGACCGACAAAAACGTGGTGGCGGAATTTCTCGCCGCCTCGACCTACCGCGCGCGCGCCGGCTGGGAAGCGTTCCTAAACCCTTCGGACGGTCGCATTTACTGCAACATGCCCCAGGGTGCGCCGAACGTTTACAGGCAGATGGTGCGCAACATGCCGGGCGGCCAGTGGTCGAGCTGGTCGGCGCTGCCGGCGCGGTGCTGGGGCTGGCTTAACGAGCGCGTTTTCTTCGGTTCGGATGACGGCAAGGTTTATGAGCAGGCCCGCTCTTTCTTGAGCGACAACGGAGCCCCGATCAGGGTTGACGTGCAAATGGCCTGGGGCAATTTCGGCACCCCGGCCATCAAGCAATTCAAGATGGTGAAGCCCTACCTGCAATCGACCGGCACCCCCAGGCCGTTCATCGATATCAAGGTGGATTACGACCTCACGCCGCCGACCAATCAACCCGATGTCACCACGGCCGACCAGGGCGCGACCTGGGACTTGGCGACCTGGGATGTCGACAGTTGGGCGTCGGGAATGGTCACCTTTACGAATTGGCAGGGCGTGTCGGTAATCGGCGGCGTCGCCGGCCCGCGCCTCGTGGCGCTGCTGCAAAACGCCGATCTCGCCCTTACCGGCTGGGACGTGCTTTTTGAAACGGGGAGCATCTTCGGATGAGGCCGAATTTCGCACCCCTGGAGGCCGACGCGGTCGAGCTGTTGACGGAAGAAACCGGCATCGATTTTCGCCGCATCGATTTTCGCCAACCGCACTGGTTTTGCATCACCAAGCGCCGCGATGACGGCTCGCTGATGGGCGTTCTCGCTTGCGAATTTAAGACGTGGTTCGATGTCCACTTTACGTGCGCCATCGTTGATCAAGGCTTTATGTCGGCGCGCCTTTTGCGCGTGATTTTCACCGCCCTGTTTTCGAAGGCCGTGCGCGTTACCGCGCTCGTGTCGCCCGGCAATGAACGCGCCATCAAGCAGATGCGCCGCCTGGGCTTCGTTTACGAGGGCTTCCTACGCAAGGGCGTTGAAGGGCACCGCGACGCTTTGATTTTCGGCATGCTTCGCGAGGATTGCCGGTTCCTTCCCGGCGTTCAAGCGCAGCTCCCGCCCCAGCCCTTCCCCTTGGGAGAAACTCGCCATGGCCTCCACTCCTAGCCCGCCGAACCCCTACGATCAGGCGGCGGCCCAGCAATCCGCAAACCTGGGCGCGTCGGAAGCGTCGGGCATCATCAACAACCCGAACGAGGTCAACCCTTACGGGTCGGTGAATTACACCAATTCCGGCTACGAGGTCGTTTACGACGCCAAGGGCAAGCCCCAGTATGTGCCGCGCTACACGCGCACCACGTCGCTGTCGCCCGACCAAATGAAGCTGCTGGGCCTGGAGACACAGACCAAGGGCAATGCGGGCCAAGCGGCGGTCACCGCCTCGTCAAAACTCGCCGACATGTTCAAGACCTCGCTCGACCCGTCGAGCTGGCAACAGTGGTCCAATGCGCCGACCCCTGGCGACATTC